TTATCTGGGTGGTCCACTTCCCGCCCCGTTATTTGAGCTAAAAAGCTTGGGGCATCTTGAGTTACCCGTATTGAGCTCTTTGCAAAACTTTGATTATCTGCTTGTATATTTTTTACATTTGTAAAACCCCTAGCCTCGTAGTATACCTGTCTTGACAGTGTCTCTCTGTCCCTTAACTCTATCCCAAGTATCGTGCTTTCTCCCTGCATCCTCATAGCTCCACTTAAGTTATCGATAGTTACGGATGCTTCTAATTTTTTTGGACCGAAAGAGATGCTGTCTGGCTTTATGTTGTAGAGCCCGGTTCCTGTTGCTAAATTATAAACGGGTTTTACGTCCATTGAGTAAGAGAATGAAGCCTCTGTTACCGACGAGTTGGCATCCGTTAGGCCTGTCCCGTTAATCGACGCGTCTAAGAAGTTTAGCATCTTTCTGTCTTGAGTCGGCTTTTCTGTATTCGGCGTAAACGAGCCTGACCCAAGTTGACCTTCAAAATCAAAAAACTCTATCTCCACATTTGCCCGCGCCATGCTGTTGGGCGATGCACTTATTCTGTAGCTTGTAAGATGTCCACTAGGAAAGCTCATCTGCCCAAAATTTCCTTTTATTCCTACGTCTTCTTTATATATCAAATCATGAAAATAATCCTGCCCGGTTAGAACGTATGAAAAAGCCATAGTTCCACGTATCGGTTCTGATGCTTGGTAAAAATGAGAGTATTTTTTGCTTGCAAAATACCGTGGTTCTAAATTGGAATTTACATCAAACGAAAGATTAGCCGCAACGAAAGACCGATCATTCAAAAGTATCGTACAATTTTTATATGTATAATACATTAATGGTATCTCCTAAGCGTATACGAGACTTTCGCGAAATCGTTTGTGTCTATAGATATGTCTGAACTTTCTATTTTCATTCCTGAGAAATCAAATTCCATAAAATGCGAAGAAGTATCGCATAGACCACTTAATGGTTCAATTCTTATCCTAGGCGGAGACTCTGAGTCGTATTCATTAAAATATGATCCGTCCTCTAGCTGTCCGCTAAATAAAGCCCACCCACTTTCTCCGTAAAAAGTAACCGGATGAGAATCCGGGCCTTGACCGTCCACATTTATGGCAGAGGTATCTTTGACTACACTCGCCGTTTCTTCTGCGGTCAGAAGTTGTACTTGCTTCGGATATTTTTGCCCTAATACATAAATTGGATTTACCACCCCTCTAAAATCATAGGAAAAATCATAGACTGGAGCCAATATTGTGCCATCGCTGGCGAGAAGGGACGTTGTCCAAGAGTGGGCCAAGCCGCTAAAGCTTTCCGCGTACCCTTTGTCAACCACACCTGATCGCTTGATTACCGTACCCGTGGGTGGTACAAACCCCACATATGAAGCGTTAGCTCTGATTAACTCATTTGACGCCACACTTACATTGTAGCTATCCAAGTAATAGACTCCAGTTACCCCAGCCACGCCTATTACATTTGGCGGAATATCGTGATAGTTTGGGCTAACCGTGTTGTGAACCAAGGCCAAATAATCTAAAACATTTGCGTAAACCGGATCTTTTTCGACCTCCAAGTAGTAAGTAAAGCGCACAGCGGCTGAATATTGTCCGTCTGGATCAGAGCCTTCCGCGAGGTTTTTGCCCATAGCGCGGACAGCAACAATAGCATTAGAAGTAGACAGCGATACCTGTTCGGCCATTACCCCTGTACCGTTTACCACTACGTCGCAATTATTGAAAAAAATCATTGACCAAAAACCTTGTACCTCTTTATCAATTACACTGGAAATTAGTTAGTAATTGTAACTAATTGTGGAGTGTTGAGGTTTCCAGTTTCGGTCAGAAGGTTCTCTATGTATATCTTGTATCTGGCTTGTATTTTTAAGTTATTATTAACGTCTACTTGGTAATTTTCCCCTACTAAAGTGGCTCCCGTGAAGTTAAATTGCGTTATTACTTGATAGGTTTGGTAGTCTTTTATTTTGATATTAAAATTCTTAAGTTTCGCTTTGCATGGATACCCCCTGAATGTGCTCCCTGAGTAGCCCACGTCAGCGCCATTGACCTCGATTACGAAATCCGCTGTCGCTGCCACGGGATAGTCTATTTCCACAGAAAATGGGCTCCTTCTTCCTATTTTATAATAGTCTTTCCTCGGTATCTCGAGCCCTAATGTAAAACTATTTACAATATTGGCTTCAAAATCGTCCATTGTTATCTCAACGCTTGTTGGGGCACCAATTCTATATCCCCCATCACCCGGATTATCCGCGAATCCTGTGGGTGCGGTTTGAGCAGGGGTTGAACCAGTTATATATTTCAATTCTTGCACTGCTTGGGCTGGTAGTGACCCAGATGGAATTTTTCCCATGTCTCCCACGACCCTAAAGACTCCGTTTACTTGAGGCAATGAGTCGACGGCACATGATAGGGTGTACCTTGTTAAATATCCCGAATAAAAACTATAAAATCTAGTAGGATCTTTTCTGTCGTCGGTTATAAACCCATTAAAACCCCCGCTATGTATACATTTTACAAGGGGGTCGGTATCCACCACAAGCGTATTGATTGAAAAATCCCCTATTTGTGGCCCCTGCGGGACTACGAGGGAATTTGATTGGCCTATGAATTCAAGCGGCGCTTCTGGTATTTGCCAATTATACGACACGGACTGCGCTCCATGCACCTGCCCAGACCCTATAAAAACCTCCTGTTTCTCCCTATTGACTATCTTAAATGCCATCGAATACTATTACACTGCATATATTTGGCTACTACGTGTAAATAAATCAGGAAAAAGGCACGGTGTATGGGTACTAACATTTATAATATAGAAAAGTTCAATGCCGGAACGGAATACAAGAAAAATGACATAGTCTGGCATGACCTTACGGTAAGTTCTAAAACACGTAAATACTATTGGTACGCCTCTGTTCCCGGCGTGCTTAGCGCACCGTCGCTTTCAAACCACGAGTGGGCGGGGGTGAAATTTGACAGCATCAAAACCACGACCAACAAGCCGCATTTTTGGTGGAAACCTTCCTATAATTTTACCATAGAAAGCAAACCGAGAGTTATCCGCCATGCCTATGGGGACGGCTACGAACAAAGACTCATCGATGGTATAGAAAGTGTTCTGCTAAGAGCCACGATTAGCTTCGAGACTAGAGATGCGGCGGAGGCCAAAGCAATTACTCATTTTTTTCACATGAGAAAAGCTCAGGAATCTTTCCTGTGCATGCTTCCCGCTCCGTATAATATTGATAAATTGTATGTCGCCAGAGATTGGGGTGTGACTTTCAATTTCTATGACAATTATAGCATACGAGCAACCTTCGAAGAAGTAACAAACTAATATCATAATATGCCATCAAGTGATAAAAAATTAAGTGACTTCTCTAAGGTCAGAATAGATAAATCGAAACATTCTGGGCAAAAAATTCTTAGCGAGATGGGCAGGGCCGCCCCGTCTTCTGTCGTGACTCTATACGAAATAGATTTAGAAGATTTGTTGATAGACGAAAGCATGCCCTATCTCGAAACTACTTTAGCCGGAGAAGCCGTTTTCAGATTCCACAACAACCTAAAGCTTACTAAACAAAAATTATACTGGAAGGGCGAAGAGTACCACCCTTTACCTGTGTACGTGGAGGGGTTCGACAGCAATACGAGGGGCTCTGCGCCCACCCCTAGAATGAGTATGGTGGCGGATGAAAAAGGGGACCAGCAATCGATGTTCAGGGCCTTTAAGTTAATGGTGAGACAGTTAGATGATCTAATTGGCGCTAAGGTAACAAGAGTAAGGACCTTCGCTAAGTATCTCGATGTGAAAAACTTTTACGATATTCAACAAGGAGGAGGAAGGGTTACCTTGGGTGACGACACTTTAATACCCGAAGGGTTTGCCCCAGATCCATTAGCGGAATTCCCTAGAGAAATATTTTTCATAAACAGAAAAAGCGTAGAGAGTAAAAATGGATTAGAATTCGAGTTGGGTTCTTTTATTGATTTTGAAAGTCTAAAGCTCCCAACCAGACTGGTTATTTCAAGGTATTGTCAATTTCAGTACAGGGGAGAAGGTTGTATTTACGAATACGAGAGCCACGGAGATACCATGACTGACGATCAACTCATCTCAGCCTTTGGCACGGATAGTACTGCCCAACTTAAATTTCCCTGTAAAGCTCCCCCTGTAG